TATGTCATTTGATAATTTAACATTTGATGTATTAGTTAGAGATTTCTATGATTCTGATTCGGCTCCGGTTGTATTAGAGAAGTTCACAAATTGTACTATGGACCCTAACGAAAATAGCTTTATTGCTAAACTTATCGGTTCAAGTGATGGTGAATTTGCATTGAATTCAAAATACATTATGGTGGAAATGAATGAAGATGCTCCAACAGACGCAATTCCGGCTGGTTTCCAAGGTTATATTGTAAGAGAATATCAAGGTGCTAAACCTCCATTCCCAATTTACAAAACTAAATATGACACTGCGGGTGAAACAGTATCTAACCCTCCTTTCGGAGCTTCGGCGGGTGGAGATGATGCAGTAACTTCAAACGGTGATAATGTTAGAAGAACATACTTAGGTATTTCAAGTTTCTATAGTTATGACCCTGATTTCTATCAGTACCAAGGTAAACAAATTCCAAACAATATCTGTACTGATACTACATCTAACAACTGGAATTATCAAACAAAAGGTTTCCATATGGACTCAGGTGCTACTGTTGTTACTTTAGGTAATTCAGTATCTACAAGTGGTTCGGCATCATTCTTTGTTGGTAATGCAGCATTTAATCCTACTGCGATTGACAGTGATACTAACCCTTACTATAGAATTTACGCTCGTAAGTTCACATTATTAGTAAAAGGTGGTTTCGATGGTTGGGATATTTACAGACAATATCGTACAAACGCAGATAGATTTGCTTTAGGTAAGTCAGGTTTCTTGAAAGGAGCTTGTGCAAGTACAACATTCCCAACAGCAACAGGTGCTGGTTTGTTTAAACAAATCGCTAACTTGGAGGCGGGTACTAACTACGCAACTACTGACTATTATGCTTACTTACAAGGTATTAGAACTTTTGCAAATCCTGAAGCAGTTAATATTAATGTATTTGTTACACCTGGTGTGGATTATGTTAATAACTCTAACTTGGTTGAGTCGGCAATTGATATGGTAGAAAACGATAGAGCGGATTCATTGTATGTATGTACAACTCCGGATATCAACTTGTTATTACCTTCAGTTACAACTGATGATTTGATTTATCCTCAAAACGCGGTTGATAACTTAGATATTACAGGTATCGATTCTAACTATACTGCAACTTACTATCCTTGGGTATTAACACGTGATACAGTTAATAACACACAAGTTTACATTCCAGCAACTGCGGAAGTTACAAGAAACTTGGCATTAACTGATAACATTGCGTTCCCTTGGTTCGCAGCGGCGGGTTACACTCGTGGTGTGGTAAATGCAATCAAAGCTCGTAAGAAGTTGACACAAGAAGATAGAGACACATTGTATCAAGGTAGAATTAACCCAATTGCGACTTTCTCAGACGTAGGAACTGTAATTTGGGGTAACAAAACTCTACAAATTAGACAATCTGCTCTTGACAGAATCAACGTAAGAAGATTATTGTTACAAGCTCGTAAATTAATTTCTGCAGTTTCTGTAAGATTGTTGTTCGAACAAAACGATGATAAGGTAAGACAGGATTTCTTAAATGCTGTTAACCCTATCTTGGATGCAATCAGAAGAGACAGAGGTTTATACGATTTCCGTGTAACAGTTTCTTCAGACCCTGCTGATTTGGATAGAAACCAAATGACTGGTAAGATTTATATCAAACCTACAAGAAGTTTGGAATTCATAGACATTACGTTCTATATCACTCCAACAGGTGCGTCGTTCGAAAATATCTAATATTCAGAACATAAATGTAAGAAAGGACATCGAAAGGTGTCCTTTTTTATTTTTGGTATATTTATAGTTATGAAATTTGAAACCAAAGAAGGATTTACTGAAGAAGGTACCCCGGATATGAAATATTATGCATTTGACTGGGATGATAACATTATGTATATGCCAACAAAAATTGTTCTTGTAGATGATGAAGGATTAGAAATTGGTATGAGTACAGAAGATTTTGCTCATCATAGAATGGATATCGGAAAAAATCCATTTGAGTATGAAGGAAGAACTATTGTTGGTTTTGCAGAAAATCCTTTCAGATATTTTAGAACTGAAGGTGATAAAGCATTTTTGGTTGATTCATTAGTTGCCCCTGTAGGTCCAGCGTGGGATGATTTTGTGGAATGTATAAATGGGGGTTCAATATTTTCAATTGTCACAGCAAGAGGACATAACCCAAATACACTTAAAAATGCTGTTTATAATTTAATAGTAACAGACCACAATGGTATTGACTCCAACGAATTGGCAAAAAATCTTAGTAAGTATAGAGATTTAACTGGTGAAGAAAGTGGTGGAAAAAAAGATATGATTGATGAATATCTTAATATGTGTAGATTTTATCCTGTAAGTTTTGGAGAAGGTTCGGCACAAAATCCTGAAGAAGGAAAAATTAAAGCTCTTAAAGAATTCATTTCTTATGTTAGAGAATTATCCAAAGAGTTAGGAAAAAAAGCGTTCATTAAAAATGATGTTGCTAATAATTTCTTACCTAGTATTGGTTTTTCTGATGATGATATTAGAAATGTTCAGCATGTTTCTAAACATTTTGAAAATGAACCAGATAACATATTAAAAGTTTATTCAACTGCTGGAGGTAAAAAAACTAGATATAAGTAAGTCTAGTAGAAGAATAATTTCTAAAAAAACAAAGTAAATAGAAAAATTTTAAAAAAGATAGTATTTATCTATAAAGAATAAAAAAACAAAAAAATAAGATATGGCTGATTTATTAATGAAAATGCCGATACCGTATGAACCCAAAAGACAGAATAGGTTCATTTTAAGATTTCCTTCAAGTTTGGGTATCAACGAGTGGTATGTTGAAACAACCGCTAGACCACATATAACAATTAACTCTGTTCCAATACCTTTTTTAAATACTGAAACTTATGTTGCTGGTAGATTTACGTGGAGTATGATTAGTACAACTTTCCGTGACCCAATTGGACCTTCAGCTTCCCAAGCTCTTATGGAATGGGTTCGTCTTTGTGCTGAATCAGTTACAGGTCGTATGGGTTATGCTGCTGGTTACAAGAAAAATGTTGACTTAGAAATGTTAGACCCAACCGGAGTTGTGGTAGAAAAATGGATTTTGGAAGGTACATGGTTACAGGATGTTAACTTTAACAACTTAGCTTATAATACCGACGCAATTGCTAATATTACGGCTCAATTAAGAATGGACCGTTGTATTTTAGTATACTAATAATTTATTTACAATATTATATAAACCTATATATTTGTTCAAGAGAACTTATATATAGGTTTTTTTATTAAACAACTAATTATGGACAATAATTTACAATCAAATCAGTACGGTCAAATGGATTTTAATTTACCACACGATGTGGTACAATTACCAAGTGGTGGGAGGTTTTATAAATCAAAAAAGAAATCTGTTAAAGTTGGTTATTTAACTGCTGCGGATGAAAATATATTTTCTACCCTTTTGACAAATAATAGAACTGAACAAGTTATTTTTAATATTATTAGAGCAAAATTATATGAACCAGATTTAAAACCGGAAGATTTACTTTATGGTGATATTGAGGCGATAATGATTTTTTTAAGAAATACCTCATTTGGTGCTGAATATACTTTTAACTTGGATGACCCAAAAACAAATCAAAAATTTGAGGCTAAAGTTACATTAGATGAACTAAACATTAAAAGACCTGAAGTGGAACCGGATGAAAATGGGTTTTTTTCGACAACATTACCAAGAAGTCAAGCAACAGTTAAATTAAGATTATTAACTCTAAGTGAGGAATCAGAATTAGAAACAATGGCTCAAACATACCCACAGGGAAGAATTGCTCCTAAAGTTTCTTGGAGACTGAACAAACAAATTATTGAGTTGAATGGTAGTACTGATAGACAAGAAATTGCAAAATTTATTGAAGTTATGCCAATTATGGATTCAAAACACATCAAAAACTTTTTATCGGTTAATGAACCGGGTTTAGATTTAACAAAAAATATTTTAGCCCCGTCCGGAGAAAAAGTCACTGTAAGGGTGTCTTTTGGGGTTGAATTTTTTCGCCCTTTCTTCTAATCACAGACAGTATTTATTAGACGAATATCTCTTTTTATCCAAAAATATGAATATGTCATGGGTTGATTTTAACCAAATACCAACCTATGCAAGAAAATATTTGGTTGACAGGATAATAAGGATGAATAGTCCTGATGAAAAATAGTTAAATGGGTATTTATATGAGATATGGCAAGTATACTATCGGATATTAAAGAATCGTTAAGTGAGATATACCAAGCGGTACAAAGTAATGTAAACCTTGGTGATGTTGTTAATGTTATCAGACAAGTTGATGAAGAAGCTCACAAAATTGCTAAAACCTTTGGACAGGGTGGTGAAAGAGTAGAAACAATTAAAAAAGCCTTAGTTGAGTCAAGAATTGAAGTTACAAGATTAGGAGGTAGTTTTCAAGACATTGTTGATATTCAAGATAATATTGCCAAAAAATTAGGTAGAAACATACTTTTATCTGCTGACCAATTTCCAAAACTTTATGCTGCATCTCAATTAGTTGGACAAAGTTCAGAAAATATTGTTGAAAAATTCAAAGATGCTGGTTATTCTATCTATCAATCAAGTGAAGGTATAGAAAAAATACTTAATGTTTCGAGAAGTTTAGGTGTTTCAGCAGAAGCGGTTTCATCTAAAGTATTAGCAAATATGGATAAAATGAACCTTTACACATTCAATGGAGGTGTTGAAGGTTTAGCAAGAATGGCAGCACAAGCATCAATTCTTAGAATTGATATGAGTAAGACATTTACAATGGCTGATAAGTTATTTGACCCTGAAAAGGCTATCGATATGGCTGCGTCTTTACAGAGATTAGGTGTAACACAAACT